CATCCGGAATACATGCCAGATAAACCGGAAAAAGAGGAAAAAGAACCGGAAATCACAGAAAATGAACCGAAAAGTACAGGAAACATAACAGAAAACGCAGAAAACAGTATGACTGATAACAAAAATATAAACAGAGGATATAAATCGGCGATCACAAACAATCTGAACAATCTGCAGAACCTCTGGAACTCCGGAGATCCGAACAGGATAGAAAAAATGATATCCATTCTGGATGATCTGCACTGGAGGTTGAGGAAGGTTGAGGAAATCGAAGAGGCAGAAAACGAGGAGGACTGACATGCGACACCGGACCAGAAAAAACATGAAGTTTCAATTCGATGAAGAAACCCGCCGGATCATCTATTACCGCGACGATGAGAGCTGCATCTTCTGCAGACGGCAGTACCACATGGAAAATAAAGATCCGATGCTCTACCGGACAAAAGATATCATGCATTATATAAACAAGTCCCAGGGCGGACTTGACATACCACAGAACGGAGCGGTGGGCTGCCGGTATCATCACATGCTGTTAGATAACGGCAGCAAAGGACTCCGGGCGGAGATGATCGAAATGTTCAAAGAATACCTGATGCAGCAGTATCCGGACTGGAACGAAGACAAGTTGCGGTATAAGAAATGGGATTTTCCAACTTTTGGTTAATCAATATATCACAGGATACCAGTAAACGCGCGATTCTCCGGCAACCGGTGCCGGAGAGAAAGGAGAAAACAGTGTTTGTAAGAAAAACATACAAGAAGCAGTGCATAATTTGTGGAAAAGAATTTGAAACAATAGCAGCTGCCGCGCTGACTTGTGGAAAACAGTGTAGAAATGAACGTAATAGAAAAATTCACGAGGAAAGAAGAAACCAGACACACAATAACAGCGATATAAGCAGCGTATTAGAAAAAGCAAGAGAAGCCGGGATGAGTTACGGGAAGTATGTAGCAATGGCAGAAAGGACAACAAAATGAAAAAGAAAGATATCTTGGAATTAAAAAGAAGGCTGACAAAGAATAACTGCACTTTTTCCCGTATTTGCGGGTGCTATGTGGATGTAGATAAAAATATCGTAACAACATTCGGAGAGACATTTTTGAATCTTCCGGATGAAGAATTTTATAAATACTTGGATATTGCAAAAGGAATCTTTAAGGGAAAACTGAAAGACAACATGTTGAATCTGGAACTTTCGGAAGAGGCAAAGGAAGAAAACGACATGCAGCAGTTCCTGCTTGCGATAAGAGACAGCGGCTTAAAAGACGAGAATCTGCTGGAAGCATTTTATGACAGAGTGATTGATAATTATGATCATGTCGGAGGCTATCTGATCCTGCTTTACCGCGATGCTTATGACGTTATTACATATACCTCAGACAATAACAAGATAGACGAGTCAGAGGATGTATACGAATATCTGCTCTGTGCTATCTGCCCGGTAAATCTGACAGCTCCAGGACTGGCATACAGCGAGGAGAAGAACAGGATTATAAACAGGATCAGGGATGCGGTAGTCGGAGCACCAGATACAGGATTTGTATTTCCGGAATTTACAGACCGAAAGGCAGACAGGGACACAATGCTCTTTTATACAAGAGACACGAAAGCGCCGCATCAGGAATTTGCACGGGCGATGGGATGCATTGAACAGACAACGGCAACGGAGCAGAGAGAGGAATTAAAGACGATCATCACGGATATTCTTGGAGACAGCGACGAAGGAATCAGAATGTATGAGAATTTTCATAGAATCCTGGATGAAAAATTGGAAGAGGAAGCAAAGAAAGAGCTGGAACGGGCAGAACAACAGAAATTAACACTTGGAATCTTGGGCGAGGCACTGGAAAAAGCAGATGCAGCAAAACCACAGATTGAAAAAATTCAGAAAACATACAGGAACACTTTTGAAGAGATCCCGACCATTGCAGCAGTGATCGATGGAAAAGCGGTCAAGAAAAGTTATGAAAGAGACGGTGTCGAGTCTATGAAAAAAATGTTGAAAGATGCTGCAAAAGAGATTGAGATCTTAAACGGAGGAGAGACGGAACTGTCAGAGAGAATACGGGAAGTTACGGGAGTTTAGGAGGGATTTACATGCACAGAGACGGAAAAGAACGCCGCCGGATCATTAAGGCAATGGTGCAGCGACAAACAAGAATATCAAAGCACCCGGACCAGGATGCGTTGAAAAGATTCAGAGAAGTACCGTATCAGTTGCGGTACGGGAAGGAGCAGAAGGATGCTGAATAGAGAGAAGTATGCAAAAGAGATTATTGAAATCGCGTGCAATGGGGGGAACATTGCCGTCGTTAATGGAAAGCTGGAAAATTGCAGAAAAACACAGTGCAACGAGTGTAATTTTAATGGTGGCACAATAAGAGATTGTGAAATAAAGACGAGAAAATGGGCGAACAGCGAATATGTCGAACCGATTGAACCGCCGGTTGATTGGAGTAAAGTTCCGGTCGATACACCAGTGTTTGTAACAGATCGAAAAGATGCTGCTGAGTCAGAATGGAAAAAGAGATATTTTGCAAAATATGAAAACGGAATGGTGTACACTTGGGCGAACGGCGCAACGTCATGGAGCGGAGAAATTGTATCTAGTTGGATGTATGCCAAGCTGGCAGAAAGCGAAGAGGTAAACAGGATTTTGGCAGAGGAAGAAAAGACGGGTGGGTGGATTCCGGTAACGGAGAGACTGCCAGATCCCGAAACAGAGGTATTGATAACTGCCAGAAGAAAATATACCAACGGGGAATATCGTGAAATTATTACCGCAGCGCTCTATGAAGATGGCAAGATATTGGAGAGAGACAGTTGTTGGGTGTGGATAGATATTGAAGGCGAGTATGACGAAGAAAATGATTGTTACATTATTCCGGAAGGATGGTGGGAATGCAGACATTTTAATGCAGATGATGTTTATAACAATCTTATTGATTGTGAGGTAATCGCTTGGATGCCACTGCCGGAGCCGTACATGGAAAGCGAGGGATAACAATGGAATATGGCTATATCAGAGTTTCTTCCAAAGAGCAGAACGAAGCCAGACAACTTGATGCATTACATAAACAGGGCATAGAGGACAAAAATATCTATATGGATAAACAGTCGGGTAAGGATTTTAACCGCCCGAAATATAAAATTCTTTATCGCAAACTGAAAAAAGGAGATGTACTGTACATAAAAAGTATTGACCGGATGGGAAGAAACTATGATGAAATCATACAGGAATGGCGCAGGATCACACGCTTCCGTGAAGCTGATATTGTCGTGCTGGATATGCCTTTACTTGATACAAGACGAGGGAAAGACCTTATGGGCACATTCCTGAGTGACATTGTATTGCAGGTGCTTTCCTTTGTGGCAGAGAATGAGAGAACCAATATCCGGCAGAGACAGGCAGAGGGAATTGCGGCGGCAAAAGCAAGAGGTGTGAAGTTTGGAAGACCATCAATACCATTACCTGAGAACTTCGATCAGATGCGCAGGGATTGGAGAGCCGGATGCATCACAATAGAGGAAGCAGCAAGCGCGTGTGGCATGTGTGTAAAGACGTTTTACAGTAAGGTGGTAAAAGCAGAAATAGAGGAAAACGATGAAAAATAGATATTTATGCAAAGCAAAACGAACTGATAACGGAGAGTGGGTTATTGGCGGTTTGGTACGATATGGATTTACCGGAAGAGAAAAATACTATATCGTCCCTAGTTACGCATCAGATTTATATGCTCTGGAAATTGATCCATCCACAATTTGTTGGTGCACTGGACTTAAGGATAAGAACGGAAAGCTGATTTTTGAGAATGATATTCTTTCAGGGCATATCGACGTTGGGTTTCCAGAAGATGAGACGAGAAAGCGTGTCGTGTGGCATGAAAACGGATGGTGTACGAATGAGCTGCGCTGTGATGACTACGAGGAACTGGATGATTTTGATTCAGAGAATTTTGAAGTGATCGGAAACATGATTGATAACCCGGAACTGTTGGAGGTGTAGTTATGACGGAGAATGAAGTACTTGAATATTTAAAAAGCTCAAAAAGAAAAAATGATATGTTGGGAATCCTTCCGGGGTCGGATATTGGAAATACGATCATCAAGGCCTTGGAAGAGTTAAAACAGTACCGCACGATCGGAACAGTGGAAGAATGCCAGAAAGCGATGACTGTAAGAAGAGAGGTACAGGAGATTGTTGATCAACAGCTTATTGCTGGGGAAGACAGTTACGAAGAGATATATGCTTGCTTTTGGGAAATAGTAAAAGTAGTTCAGGCGAATTATTAGACAGGAGGGCGAATGATGGGAAGATTGATTGATGCTGATAACTTGGTTTTTAACGGTAGACAGTATAACAACAGCCAAATGAAAGCAATTCTTGATTTTGTGGATGCACAGCCGACCGCCTATGACCCGGACAAGGTTGTGGAGCAGTTGGAGGATATGAAATCTACTTATCGAAGGCTGCGTGACCTTAAAGATAAGGATTATTTGAAATATGGATACATAATAGAGACTTTGATAGATGCAATAGAGATCGTGAAGGATGACGGAGGGGATGAAATGATTGAGAAATCAATGCCTGCAACAAAGAATGTGCCAAAGGAAAGAGATACAATGAGTTGTAAAAAAGCAGAGAGGTACGGATATGTAAAAGCGATTTGTGAAACCGATAAAGGATTATTCAACCGTAAAGTTGAAGAATGGATTAACCTTACAGATGGAGTGATATTAGACGCAAGTTGCGGAATAATAGATGGAAAAACAGTATTCCAGGCAGTAATAGGGGGATTAAGAAAGTAAACATGACAGATAAGGGAGGTCATAGAACATGAAACAGCCAAGCAAACCAACAAGAGCACAAAAAGAAATTATATCAAATAACAACCTGGTACCGGATCACTGGATGGTAATATCGGAGAGCAGGGACACATTAGAAATTGTTAGTCGTAGAAGTGGAAGAAGAAAGGTGCTGACAAAATGATTTTTAAAGTAATCGCATTTATGATTATACTTTCAATATTCAAAGAAATGGATGAAGCAAAAGAAAAGAAAGATTTGTGTGAAATTGTTTACTGGGGCGTGTTAATGACAATATCAATGATACTGATGGTACGGATTTGAGTTTATTGGAGAAAGAAAAAAATATGAAAAATAAAAAAGTGATAATGTGTCCATTTAGAACAGTGACAGAGACGTTTCATCCGTTAATGGCAGGGCAGCCGGAAATCACAAGAACAAATTTTGAACCATGTTTAGAAAAACATGTCATGCATATTGCGTGAAGCATGGAAAGAATGGTGAAAAAGCAGGAAAATGCAGAAGATTAGAATAGTTTTCAAACAGTAGACAACATTACACATGTAAATTATAATTATACAGAAATTACAAATATAATTATAAAGGAGAAAATAACATGCAAAATTTATCAGATCAGGAGAAAAAAGTATTAGAAATCATGAAGGAGTCAGAGCAGCAGTTGACACCGGAAGAGATCACAGCAGAGATAAAAAAGAGATACGGGCAGGTTTGGCCAGTGCAGATCACAATAACATTCATGGCGAGATTGAAAAAAATGAGATATGTATAAGCAGCTTTTATGCAGCGTAGGAGGCAGAGGTGCAGAAGGATATTAAGAGGAAACTTGAGAGATATAGAAAATTGATGGAAATGGCGAAAGAGCTGCAGAAACAGGCGGACGAGTTGGAAAACAGGGCGGAGGCAGTTGGCTCAAAAAGAATCACAGACATGCCGAGAGGCGGGAACCACATGACGACCGAGGATTTAATTGTAAAAAAGGCAGATATTGAAAAGAGACGGGATATTTTTTTGAGAAGGGCGGCGGATGAAAAACAAATAGTGCAGCAGTATATCGATACTGTGGAATCGCCGAAACATAACCGGTTATTATGCGGGATTTATTTAGAAGACTTATCTGTTAATGAAATAGCAGAAAAGGAAGGATATTCTGTACGCCAGGAATGGAGAATCTACAAAGAAGCGCATGAAATGGTAAACATTGATTGAATGTCAGCATGATGTCAGTACAATTACAGTATAGTGTCAGTGACATTACAGAACCAAAAGTGCTAATATGGTATTAGCAAAAAGGTGAAAACCTCACTAAGACTTCCTTTTAACCATTTAGATGAGGAGTTGTTTTCTAACAGATAATCAGAAAACAACTCCTTTTGTGTGAGAAAAAATGTTAAATTCATGTAATTATTGTGGACGTATACATGATAAAAAAATCATGTGTGCTCAAAAAAAACAGGCAATGGAAAAAAGGTGGAGCACGAGGAAGAAAACAGATGCTTCGAAATTCAGAAAAACAAATGCGTGGACTAACACGTCATTGCGAATCAGAGACAGGGACAAGTACATGTGCTTATGCTGTAAGGCAGGACTTAAAGGGACGCTTAACAGATACAATACAAAAGATTTATCAGTGCACCATATTATACCGATTGAAGAGGATTATACAAAGCGTATGGATGGCGATAATCTTATCACTGTGTGCGGTGTACATCATGAGATGTGTGAGGCTGGCATTATAACCAGAGAGACACAGCGTGAGCTTGCGCTTAAGTCTATGCATGACGCAGGAGAAGATGCGGACGCACCGTTGGTATATTAATCATGGTTGATGCAGACTATCCCCCCGCTATTTTTTACGGCGTTTTTTTCTGCTCTAAAAGACCGACGCCCCACCTTTAAAGACAAAAAATTCCCAAAATGAACGATTTTTTTATTGGAGGTGCTTATGGCCAGACCATCAAAACCAGTGAGCGTCATCCAGATGGAGGACAAAGCGCATAGGACAAAAAAAGAATTGGCATCGAGAAAACGTGCAGAAGATGGCATGCAGTCAGGTGAACAGATTAAGAAGTTTCCAGAGGTAAAAGAAAATAAAAAAGCATCAATGGAATGGGATAGAGTAACCGGACTTTTGGATAAAATCGGAAAAAATGACAGAATGTACGAGACGGTGATAAATCGTTACTGTTTGATTCTGGCGGAATGCAGGGACCTGGAAGATTTCAGAAAAACAGTGAAAACAAATATGAAAAATATGAACACACTGTTCAAAAAGAATGTGCTCGCCGAACTGGATGCGGAAAGAAAAGCTGAGTTATCTATTGAATTTGCAGATAAAATGGCGAGATTATCGGCTACATTGATAAAATACGACAAGGAAATAGATAAAAAACGCGCAATGCTCTTGGCGATTGAAAAAGAGTCGGGCATGACCATGGCAGCAATGCTCCGAAGTATTCCAAAAGAGCCGGAGAAACCGACAAATCCACTATTAGAAGCATTGGGCGGTGGTTAATTTGGAGATAAAAAAAAGTAGGGCATACAAGTACTGTACATGGGCGATAGAATCGGGTAATGATAAAGTACCGCATTATGTGAAGTTACAGTGTGAAGCCTGGAAAAAGATTGCAGACGGAGAAGATCCAGAGGCATATGTGAGCGAGCAGACTTATGAAAAGATCTGGAAGCTCTTGCATCTGATGGTGCATCCAGACTTACACAACCCACTGGATGAGTCATTGGAAGATTATGCAGCATTTTTTATAACAGCTGTTTTTTGTACAAAAATGATAGATCCGGATGATAATATTGAGGTTCGGTTTTACGAGACAGCGCTTTTAAAAATTGCCAGAAAAAACTTTAAAACGTTCAATGCAGCAGTGATTTTTATTCTGCTGATGCTGACAGAGCCGCGATTTTCGCGGTTCTTTTCAGTTGCACCGGACTTAAAATTGTCAAAAGAGCTACAGGTGGCAATTAAGAAAATTATAAAGAGTAGTCCGATTCTGAGTGATGAGTTAGAACCTGTATTTAAAACACTGCGAAGTGAGATCCGGTGTCTGTTGACAGAGAGTGAATACACGCCGCTTGCTTATTCCGAAGACAAAATGGATGGAAAACTACCCAGTGCATTTCTTGCGGATGAGGCGGGGACGATGGACTCGTATCCGGTTGAAGCAATGCGATCCGGCCAGATTACGTTATTAAATGCACTTGGAATCATCCTAAGCACTGAATATCCAAATGATAACAATGTCATGATCGATGAGGTTGACAAGGGCAAGAAGGTGCTTGATGGACTCCGGGAAGATAGGCGGATGTTTTCATTGATTTATGTGCCAGATGATTACCTGTGGCAGGGGGATGAATGGCAGAACAATGACCTTTGCATCTATCAAAGCAACCCGGTAGCGTGTACAAACAAAAGGATTTTCAGAAAGATCGTGGATAAAAGAACAGATGCGATTGATTATGAAAACAAAAGAGAAAATTATCTGTGCAAGCACAATAACATCAAGTACAAAGGACTTGGAGTTGAAGGTTATGTTGAAATAACAAAGGTCCGTAAGGGAAAACGTCAGAAAGATGATGCATGGTGGCATGGCCGTAAAGTATGGCTGGGGCTGGATTTATCAATGACAGAGGATAATGTCTGTGTCGACATGAAAACTTATGATGGAACGACAAAAGATGATGCAGTTTTATATACAAGGACAATCGGATTCATCCCGGCAGGGCGTATCGCGCAAAAAACAAAGAAAGAGGGCGTTGATTATAACGCGCTGATCAGGAATGGATGCTGTATTGCATGCGGAGATGAAGTAATCGATTACACGGCGGTGGAAGAATATGTTCTGACGCTGGAAGAAAAATTGGGAGTTGAGATCGTTCAGATCGGATATGACAAATGGAACGCGTTATCCAGTGTTCAGAAGTTTGAAAAAGCAGGATATATCTGCGTTGAAATAAAACAGCATTCAAGTGTACTTCACAGCCCAACGAAATGGCTGAAAGAGTGCATCCTTTCTGGAAGATATTTCTATGACGCAAATTTAATGCTGGAAATAAACTTTCAAAATGCAAGGTGCACGGAGGACACGAATAAAAATAAGTATGTAAATAAAAAGAAGTCGGAAGAAAAGGTTGATCAGGTAGTCGGAAATATCAATAGTACATACCTGATAGAGCAGGAATTGCTTTATGGAGAATCTGATTACTTCGTGCAGTTCTAAATAAGGAGGAGACATGGGACTTTTCAACAGGAATAAAAAAAAGCCGGAAATAAGAGAAGATACAACACTTGATGCACAGGTGGTATCTGATCCGCTACTGCGGTCACTGCTTGGAGAGGATGGAGTAGACCGGGATACGGTAATGAATATACCGGCGATTGCGGCATGTATAAACATGATTGCTGATACAGTGTCTGCGTTAAAAATCAAACTGTATAAAAGAAATGGAGATAGGATCGAGGAAGTGGCAGATGATCCGAGAACATTTCTTTTAAATGACGATACAGGAGACACGCTGGATGCGGTGCAGTTTAAAAAAGCAATGGTTGTAGACATGTTTTTAAGCCGCGGAGGATATGCATTCGTAAATTGGATCGGTGGACAAGTACAGTCTATTCACTATGTAGAAGCGGAACGGATTGGATTTCGCAAAAATACAGATCCAATTTTCAAAGATTACCAGTTGGAAGTGGGCGGATATACATATGAACCGTGGCAATTCATCAAATTGTTGAGAAACACCCGTAATGGATGTTATGGGAAACCGATCACAGAGGAATCACCAGAGCTGATGGATATCATTTACAGCTCACAGAAGTATGAAAAGAATCTTGTAAAAACAGGTGGAAATAAAAAAGGTTTTTTGAAAGCCAAAAGCAGAGTAGCGAAAGAAGTTATAGACATGCTGAAAGAAGCATTCAGAAGGCTTTATGCAAACAATACAGAAAATGTCGTGGTACTGAATGACGGATTAGAGTTCCAGGAATCATCCAGCACATCCGTGGAAATGCAGTTGAATGAAAATAAAGAGACGAATAATAAGGACGCCTGCAAGATTTTCCTGATTCCACCATCGATTATAAATGGAAATTCCACGGTAGAGGATAAAAAACAGTATTTTCAGGGCTGCATCATGCCTGTCCTGGTGCGATTTTCAACGGCAATTAACCGGGCAATGCTCAGAGAAGATGAAAAAACAACAATGTTTTTTGCGTTTGATGATACAGACCTGACTAAGGGAGACATTGAAAAGCGATTTACAGCTTATAAAACAGCACTGGATTCCGGTTTTATGCAGCTTGATGAAGTCCGGAAAAACGAAAAATTACCGGCTTTCGGCTTAGATTTTATCAAATTGGGACTGCAGGATGTAATTTATTATCCGAAAGAAAATAAAATTTATACACCAAATACAAATAAAATGTCAGAAATGGGAGCAGAGGCAGCAGTGCCGGAAAAAGACGAAGTTGCACCGGTGCAACAGCAGGAAGGAGATGATATAGGAGATGAAAATTGAGATCAGAGCGGATTCTGTGTTGATAGATGGATATGTAAATGCAGTTGAGCGTGATTCAAAAGTTTTACACAATGCAAACGGTCCGTTTGTGGAAAAAATTAAAGCAGGAACTTTTCAACGTTCACTGGATCGGTCAAAAAAGACAGGGTATGATGTGAAAGTCCTTTTAAATCATGATTATTCAAAAGAACTTACTTCTACCAGAGACGCGAGTACAAAGATCTATGAAGATAATATTGGACTCAGGTGCCAGTGTGAAATCCGGGATGCGGAAGTGATTAAAAAAGCCCGCGAGGGAAAACTGGTGGGATGGTCGTTCGGCTTTATTCCAATCAGGGATTCCTGGGAAAAAGAATCAGACATATCACACAGGGAACTTCGTGAACTGGAATTAAAAGAAGTATCTATCCTGGATGATAGAAAAAAACCCGCATACAGTGGAACATCCATTGAAACAAGAGATGATGATATCATTGAACTCCGAAGCATGGATGATAAAATGGAAACGGTAGACCTGACAGAGAAAAAAAAGAAAGACAATTATAAATTCAGAAACAGAATATTAGCAACCAGAGCAAGCATTTAGCTTGCTTTTTTATGCCTAAAATAGGAGGAAAAGAAATGCCGAAGTTTATGAACCTGAAAAACCTTACGGAGCAGAGAACTGCAAAACAGGAGGAAATGAAAAAACTTGTGAATGCGGCGGATGCGGAAGAGAGAAGCCTGAATGAGGAGGAGATGAAAAAGTTTGAAGAATTAGAAAAAGATATTCTTGGAATTGATACATCGATCCGTGCGATCCAGGCAACCCGTGATCTGGATGAGGATGTCCTACCGGTAGTGAAAAATGAAAAAGGAAAAGAAAACAATCCGGAGCTGGAAAAACGTGATCTTGAGCAGAGGGATATTGCTGAGTTTGATGCTTTTATCCGCGGGAAAGTGGAGGAAAGAGAAGACTCCAACATGATTAAAACGGATAATGGGGCGGTGATTCCATCCACGATCGCAAATAAAATCATCACTAAGGTGGTCGATATCTGCCCAATCTACCAGGATGCAGACCGTTATAACGTAAAAGGTTCTCTTTCGATCCCGTATTATGACGAGTCAACAAAGGATATTAAGATGGAATACTGTGACGAGTTTACGGAGGGAGAATCTTCATCCGGTAAATTTGCAAGCATCACACTTGGAGGTTTTCTGGCAAGGGCTATTACAGATGTGTCAAAGAGTCTGATTAACAATTCACAGTTTAATATTGTGGATTTTGTCGTTGACAGAATGGCATTATCAATCGCAAGATTCCTTGAAAAAGAATTGTTGTACGGGACACCTGGAAAAGCAGATGGACTTACCGGCGTGACGCAGAAAGTTACCGCTAAATCGGCTACGGAAGTTACATCAGATGAGATTATTGATCTGCAGGAAGCTGTGCCGGACAAATATCAGACGAATGCTTACTTTATCATGAATAAAGCGACAAGAAAAGCGATTAGAAAGCTGAAAGACGGGCAGGGAAACTATCTGCTGAACGAAGACGCAACTTCCAGATGGGGACACACATTATTCGGCAAAGATGTTTACACATCCGCACAGATGGATACCATGGCGGCAGGAAAGACGGCGATCTACTACGGTGATTACAAGGGTCTGGCTGTGAAAGTTTCTGAGGAAATCAATATTGATGTGCTCAGAGAGACGAAAGCACGTCAGCATGTTGTTGAAGTGCTTGGATTTGTAGAATTTGACGCAAAAGTACAGAATGCGGAGATGATCGCAGCACTTGTGATGGGCGCAGGAAAATAAGAGGTAGCTTATGAAAGTAAGTGAAGTCGACGAGACGATTTTAGCGGAATACGCCAGGCTGGATGATCCGTCAGACATTGAGCTGAATGAGTTACAGAGAATGAGGGAGAGCGCGGTGGCAATGATCACCGCGTATACCGGATTAAAAGAAGAAGAACTGGACGAATATGCAGATATCACGCAGGCTTTATTCGTGCTGGTAATGGACATGTTTGACAACAGGAATCTGATGATCGATTATAAATCGACCAATATGAATCCGGCAGTAAAAACGATCTTAAATTTACACTCTGTAAATCTTCTTTAGGAGCAGTATATGAGAACCATGAATATAGGAAAGCTGAATAGACGGATCACATTTTTAAAACTTGGAGAGACAGAAGATAAAATGGGACAGACCACACAGGGATTAAAAGAAATGAAAACCGTGTGGGCTTCATTTTATCCGATTCGTGGAACTGAGTTTTATGAAGTTCAGAAAATACAGAGCCGGGTATCACATAAGTGCTATGTACGGTATCTGGAGGGAATCGACACAAATTGTTATATCAGGTATAACGGAACTGTTTATGCAATAAACAGCGTTATAGATGTGGATTTTGAACACAAAATGTTAGAAATCTACTGCTATGAACGTGTGAATAAGGAGGAGATACCGGATGAGCAGTGAAATGTCAATGCAGGTGGACGGCTTGGAGGAACTGATAGGTTCATTTGAAGATCTGACACGAAAGTATCCGGATAAAGCCGCAGAGTTACTTGTAAAACAGGCAAAAGAATTGAGAAAAGATGTAGTAAGTCAGGTGAAAAATGATACAGATACAGATGGAACTTCGAAAAAATCGCTTGCAAAAACGGGGTCCTATGGCATAAGTCCGGTACAGGGATACGGAAGTGGCCAATATGTAGAAATTTCTGCAAAATCGCCCCATTTCCATTTGCTTGAAAACGGGCATATGAATGTGGTTCCAAAGTCACGGACGATTAAAGTAAACGGAGAAAAAAGAAAGGTTTCGCTGACAAATGGAGGCAGTGCAGTAGGCTTCACACCTGGATATCATTTCATGGATACGGCATCAAGAAAGAGACAGATTGTAATACCGGAAGGGGTGGAGAAAATGGTTAACCAACTCTTGCGGGAGGAGGGATTGATATAACATTAATCGAATTGAAAGAAGGGCTGAATGCACTTTTACAGACCAGATATCCGAAAACAAAATACAAATATTACAGCATGGCCGTCGTAGAAGGATACGACAGGCCATGTTTTTTTACACAAATCAGACCGATTGATGCATCTCCGGTAAATTATAACACGCGCCACCATCAGGTGGTGTTTTACATCACCATTCTGCAAAAACAGGTGAATGAGGAAGAAATGCTTCGGATGATACAGGAAGTCCAGGATCTCTTTGGATTAAATGTAAAAATCGGAAAGAAATCACTGAATGTTACAGATTTTGACTGGCAGTATGCGGGTACAGATAGAAACGTTCCAGAGATATCGATCGGGTTGGAGTGGCTGGAAAAAATTGTACATGAAATAAATGAACCGCTGATAGAACAGGTTATCACGGAAAAAGAAATGGAGGAATAGAAGATGGGAATGCCAAGCATTGGGATTTTTTTCACAGAGTTGGCAGCGACGGCAATACAGCGCGGCGACAGAGGAATCATTGCAATGATTTTGAAAGAATCATCACTGGAATTACTTAAAAACCCGATTGTGTGTGCATCTGCAGAGGATGTGCCATCATCATTAAAAGAGGAAAATCAGGAACAGATCAATCTCGCACTGATGGGATATGTGAATACGCCCAAAAAGATAATAGCTTATGTGATTCAGGATAGTGCAGAGAATTATAATGACGCCCTGGATTATTTGAAAACCGTTAAATTTGACTACTTGGTAGTGCCGACGGTGGAAACGGATGAACAGACAGCGGCGATTGTTTCATATGTAAAATCCCAGCGCGCAGAGGATAAATTAATCAAAGCTGTATTACCGAATGTGGCAGGGGATAATGAGGGGATTATCAACTATGCAACGGAAGAAGTGATGGTGGGCGATAAAAAATACACCACTGAGCAGTATTGTGCGAGAATTGCTGGAATTATTGCCGGGACACCGCTGTCAATTTCGTGTACATACGCACCGTTAAGTGAGCTGACAGACTGTAGAAGGCACACGAAAGAGGAAATGGACGCATCTGAGGAGGCAGGAAAGTTTATTGTCTGGTGGGACAGCGAGAAAGTAAAAACTGGAAGAGGAGTTAACTCATTAACGACTATGACAGAAAAGAAGAATAAACAATTTCGAAAAATCAAAGTGGTAGATATCATGGACCTGATTGCAAATGATCTCCGGATGGCGATAGAAGATCAGTATATCGGGAAAATGCCAAATACATATGACAACAAATGTCTGTTAGTTTCAGGCATTGGCAATTACTTTGAAAGATTGAATAGAGAAAATATAATTGGATCCTACGAAATTGGAATCGACGTTAGTGCAAATCGATCCTATTTAAAGGAGAACGGCAAAGACGTGGATTCTATGTCGGACACAGATATTAAAACCGCCAATACGGGCTCATATGTGTTTCTGACATGTAAGTTATCAATTCTGGACGCAATCGAGGATGTTGTGCTTCCAATCACAATTTAAGAAGGAGAAAGATCATGGATGGATTGAAATACAACTCAGATAAACAGATCAATGGTACTTTTGGAGAATTATGGATTGACGACTACTACATGTCAGAAGTGACGGGTCTTGAGGCAAAAGTGTCCATTGAAAAATCAGAAGTGAAACAGACAGGGAGTCTCGCAAAAGGTTACAAGGTAACCGGCATCGACTGTAAAGGAACTGTGAAATTAAATAAAGTTTCATCATATTTCATTAAGAAAATGAGCGACAATCTGAAAGCTGGAAAGCCAACTACCTGCACGATTATTACAAAGCTGGCAGATCCGGCATCAGACGGAATAGAAAGAATCCGTCTGACAGGCTGTACATTCGATGAAATGACAATAGCAAGCTGGGAAGCGAAGAAACTTGGTGAAGAAAGTTACCCGTTTACATTTACAGGATGGGACGTTTTAGACACAATCGATACATTTTAGGAGGGAAAAAGCATGAATTTGGTAGATGAATTATTAAAAGCGGATACAAAAACAGCAGAGGAACTGGAAGCAGGCGTGTTTAAATCGCACCGTCTGGCAAAAATCATTGGAGCAAGTGAGCCGGTGGATGTAAAGATCCGCGAGATCAAGGCGAGAAGAATTAATGATATTGCAGCGTATCAGTATAAAAACGATGGAAAGATTGATATTTCAAAAACATACGACGCCTCTTTAATGGCATGCGTGGAAGGATGCGTGGAACCGAATTTGAAAGATAAGAATCTGCAGGAGCATTTTGAGTGCAAGTCAGCGAAAGAACTTGCAGAAAAACTTTTTGCTCTTGAAGCAAAAGACCTTTCGGATGCAATTTCTTCTTTATCCGGAATCCAGAATGAGGAAAACGAGGAAGAAATAAAAAACTGATTGAAACGAACTGGGAGGTGCAACTAATGTACCTCCTTTTTCGTTATCACGATATGAAACCATCAGAGTATTACCGGATGGGTTATGGAGAGAAGCAGGTAATACGAGCATTTATGCACTATGAGGCAGAAAAACGCAAGGAAGAAGCAGATAAAATTGAAACCATGAGCAATCGGTAAGGAGATATTATGGCAGGGAAAATAGTAGACGTAACGCTCCGACTGATTGACAAAATATCCAGTCCACTGAATGCGGTCGGGGCAAGTTTAAAAGACAGTTCAGGTCAATGGATAAAAGCTGGAAAAGACATTGAAAAAGTGGGAAACAGCATATCTGCAGTCGGAGGAAAACTGACAACTGCAATCACAGTGCCTGTGGCAAGCATGGGTGTGGCAGCAGTTCAAAACTTCGGTAATGTGGATAAAACGCTGAAGCTTGTTGAATCAACGATGGGCGATACAAAATGGGCGACAGGCGATCTGGAAGGTGCATTAAAAAAAGCGGCGGCAAATTCTGTTTTTACAATGGATGAAGCTGCGGATGCGACATTAAATTTTGCAAGGCAGGGATTTGATGCAAAAAAATCAGCGGAGATGTTGGAGCCGGCGTTATCGCTAGCGGCAGGAACAGCAACAGATCTATCGGAAGTCACATCCGGATTAGGAAATACTTTAAAAGTATTTGAGTCGCAGGGATTAACAGCGAGCGACGCGGCAAATATTTTTGCCCAGGCACAGGCACAGGCAAACACAACGACGTCAGATCTGTTTGAAGCAATGAGTGTCGGATCATCCATCTTTAAAACAGTAGGCTGGTCTATGCAGGACCTGGCGGCAGTTACGGATGTATTTGGAGATAACTTTATTTCAGGATCAGAAGGCGCAACCGCTATGAAAACCGGACTTGCACGATTGGTATCACCGGCCAAAGATGGCGCGGCGTGGATTAAAAAGTTAGGTCTAAACGTTACAAACGCGGATGGAACCATGAAAAGCATGGTAGAAGCGCAAGGACAGTTACATGATGCATTTGCGGGGTTAACGCAGGAACAACAGATGCAGGCAGCATCAGCAATTTTTGGCAAGAATCAGATGGGGAAATGGCTTACTTTGATCAACACAGCTCCGGAGACAGTACAAAATTACAGGAACTCGCTGGATGATCTGGACGGTACAGCAAACGGAATGGCGGACTCACTATTGAGCGGTGTTGGAGGCTCGATTGAAAAGTTGAAATCCACGTTTGATGTATTTACATACAGCATAGGAAGCAACCTAGCAGGACCGGCACAAAGGGGAATTGATAAGATCACAGGAATGATTGATGCGTTTAACAACCTGGATGAAGCTGCACAGAAGAATATTATGAAATATGCTGGGATTGCAGCCGCGATTGGGCCGACGATCTTGGTATTTGGTAAAACAGTTTCGACGATCGGGAAAGTAGTGACGGCGGTCGGGAAAGTTGGAAAGGCATTCAAAACGTTTGGCACAATCGCAGGAATTATCACTTCTCCGGTCGGAATTGTGATCACTGTACTTGCAGGACTGGTGGTTGCCGGGGTACTGGTATATAAAAATTGGAATAAAATAAAAGCAACAGCCACAAAGGTGTTTGGATATGTTCAGAAAATCATGCGGACATGTGGAGTTTCAGGTGATAGTTTGAAAGAAAAACTGACACCGATTGGAGGAAAGTTCACAGAAATAGGTGAACACGCAAAAGCATTATGGGTGACAATTCAGCCCGTAATGATGAAAATTGGAGAAATTGCAAAACTGGTATTCAAAGGCGTTTTAGGAGGAGCGATTGGAAGTGCTATCGGATTTTTAAAATCTTTACTAAATTCTGCAACAGACATTTTCGGAGGATTATTAAAGATGTTTGACGGAGTGATCGTTTTTCTGACTGGAGTGTTCACAGGAAACTGGAAACAGGCATTTGAAGGGCTGAAAAATATTTTTTCCGGAGCATTTCAGGCACTGGCAGGACTATGCAAAACACCGATGAATGCAGTGATCAGCATTATAAATGGAGCGATTGCAGGCATTAATAGCATGGGAATCACGATCCCTGACTGGGTTCCGGGGCTTGGAGGAAAAGATTTTCATGTTAATATACCGACCATTCCAATGTTGTATTCAGGTACAAACGATTGGAAGGGTGGTCCGGCAATGATTCATGACCGCGGAGCGGAGATCGTGGATCTTCCGAGCGGGACGAGAGTGTACCCACATGACAAGTCACTGAGAAAAGCATATCAGGACGGAGCAGCATCAAAGGGGAGATATGGTGTTGTAGTTGAAAAGATTGCCGACACAATAGTGTTTAAAAAAGAAGAGGACATGGACAAATTTATTGATAAATTTGCAAAAAAACTGGAAGAAATCCAGAACAACGGCGGAGGAAATGACGATGGATATATACCTGAACTGGGATAATGAAAAAAAATCAATTTTACTTCCGATAAACCCTGAGTCATTTGAAATTTCCGGATCACAAAATAACCAGTCGTTATACGTTCACAACCTTGGAGAAATTAACCTGAAAGGGAAACGGGGGCTCTACAGCATTACGCTGGAGTCCTTTTTTCCTTCAAAAAAATATAATTTCAGACACGGAAAATATCGCGATCCATATAATTTTTATTGTAAAAAATTGAAAAATTTATATGAAAAAAACACAACAGTACATCTGATTATCACAGAAACAGATGTTAACATGTTTTGCACGATAGAATCGTTTACTCATGGAGAAAATGACGGATCAGGAGACGTCAAATACACACTTACACTGAAAGAATACAGAGAGGTTGTGGCAGCAAAACGCATTAGTACAAAAAAGAAAGGGGCTACACACACATGGAAAAAGGGCGACACTTGGCCAAAGGTGGTAAAAAAGTATCTTGGTTCATCAAAAACGTGGAAAACTGTTAGAAAAAATAACATTGCAGTGGTAAATAAGGCAAAACGGAAAAATTTTAAGAAAAAGGAGACGGTGGCTCTGATCGGATACAAGGTGGTGGTTAAGTGATAAAACTTTACTGGAATAAGGCACAGCTTAATTTTGAAAAGGTGGAATGGAGCGGTACTGACACACAGGCATCACGCCAGATTACATTCTCTATTCCGGTAAATCCATACGACAAAGGATTTAAAAATGCCTCGATAAAACTTGGAGACATAGTGACATTGTATTCAGATAAAGAAAAATTGTTTGTTGGTGTGGTCACAAGCAGAGAAAAAAGTGCTGCGATTGGTACTGCGTCCTATACGGCAAAGGATTTTATGCATTATCTGCTGAGATCAAGCACGTCAAGAAAGTTCGTTAACAAAACACCGGAGCAGATCACAAAACAGATTTGCACAGAGGCGGGGATTAAATGTGGCGATTTAGCAAAAACAGGCATAAATATTCCAAAACTGATTTTTGAAGATCAGAACATTTATGGAATTATCTTAAAAGCGTATCGCAAAGTAGTAGGGAAAACAAGGAAAAAATACATGCTGACGATGGACGGCAAGAGACTGTCTGTTATTGTCAAAGGAAAAGATTCTAAGGTGACTTTAGACCAGGGGAAGGATATCACGGATGCGAGTTATTCAGATACTACGGACAATATGGTAAACCTGGTCAAAATTTACAATGAAAGCATGCAGCAGGTAGGAAAAGTTGAAAAGAAAAAGCTGACACAGAAATACGGCATTTACCAGTCAACATACACAAAGGAAGATGGTGTGGACGCAAAGAAAGAGGCGGAAGTGCTTATGGTTGGAATAACAAAAGAAGCGTCTGTCGAGGCAATCGGAGACGTCCGGGCAGTTTCGGGAGAGAGTCTCGTTATTTATGACAAGGCAACAGGGCTGAACGGGAAGTTTTATATCACAAGCGATACACACACGTTTGAAAATGGCGTCCACACCATGCAGTTAGAACTTGCATGGCAGAATATTATGGAAAGCGGTGCAGATGAATCAGCGGATAGCTCAGAGAAAAAATCTACGGATACTTCCACAGGAAGTTCCAACAATAGAAAAACAAAGGCATCTACGGAGGATAATAAGAAAACTTACGATGAAGGCGCAGTTGCTTATTATCTTGAAAACGGAACTGTTTTTCATTCAAACCCTGCATGTGCATCACTAAAGGGTGCGACACCTTTAAAGACGACTGTCAGTGGTGTGTTAAGGATTCTTAATAAAAAAGGTAAAAATAAGGGAAAACCAAAGTATAGAAAATGTACAAAGTGTTGGAGATAGGCCATGAATGGATATGAGAAGCTTTTGAAAATAATGCAGGAAGAGGGGATGAAAAATAATCCGGCGAAGATCGTGATAGGTATTATGAAATCACCCACGGAATGCGAGGTAGCAAAAAACATTCTGGATCAGGATGATTTTTATGTGGCAGAACATCTGAGCATGAAAAAGAACGTGAATGTTGTTGAGAATGATAAAGAAAAACAGGTTGAAAAAATACAAAGTCTTTTAAAAGCGGGTGATATGGTGGCTGTTTACAGATTATCAGATGAAAAATATCTGATCCTCGATAAGGTGGTGAGTGTAGATGTTTCCATTTGATCTGGATGATGATGAAATTGACATTGAGCAGCAGGAGGAAAAAGAACCCAGAGATTATGAAATAGATTTTAAAACCGGAAGGCTGACAGGAAAAATCATAACAGGGTTAAAAGCGATTGAACAGTGGATAATAATTGTCTTAAGCACAGATCGATATTTTTATACACAATATTCATGGGACCACGGATCGGAGCTTAATACATTAATTGGACAAAATGCAAAGCAGGATTATGTAGAAAGCGAGGTCAAAAGAATGATAGAGGATGCATTATCGATGAATGAAAATATAACAGGAATAGAAAATCTTGATTGTACGATCGAAGGCGATAAGCTGACAGCATCATTTACAGTACGGACAACATTCGGGGAGGTGGACATAAGTGTTTGATGATAGAACATATGACAACATATTAGAAGAGATGCTGGACGGATTCGGGAAGGATGTGGATACCGGCGAGGCATCATTGGCATATAACGCCTGCGATAAAATTGCGGAAAAACTGGAAGAAACCTACGGTGATATGGATGCAATTAATAGAAACATGTCCCCTGACACGATGGATCTTGATCATCTGATTCAGTACGGCGAGTTACAGAGAGGTGTCAATTATAATTATGCAACTGCACCGGTTGTAAAAGGAGAGTTCAAACAGGAAATTGAAACAGGACAGCAATTTATCTGTAATGATTTCACATACACCGTATCAGAAGTGATTAACGGCTTCACTTATAAACTTACATGCGATACAGAGGGCGTGGAAGCGAACACAAACCTGGGAGAACTTACACCGGCAGATTATATTGACGATTACAAGGGTGGAGAAATTACAGAGATTCTGAGAAGCGGCACAAATGATGAAGAGGAAGAAGAGTACAGGAAAAGGGTACTGTTGACATTTAAAAGTAAGGCCTTTGGCGGGAATATTGCGGATTATCGGGAAAAGGTGGATGGACTGGACGGAGTCGGAGGGTGTAAGCCGAAACGCAGGGACAGGACAAGTTCATGGATCTATATAACCATTATAGGAAGCGATTTTGGTGTGCCGTCGCAGGAAATTGTAAAAAGGGTACAGGATGCCATTGATCCAGAGCAGTCACACGGGGAAGGTGATGGAATTGCAAATATATGCCATAACGTTTTGATTCAGGCAGTTGAAGCGGTACCAGTCAGTGTATCTGTAAAGGTCGCATGGGATTCCGGATATTCTGCAGACACATCAAAAAGCAAGATCGAAGCAGCAATACAGGAGTACCTTTTGACTATTCGGAAAAGTTGGGAAAGTTCAAAAATGAATAACCAGTATATTAGAATCAGCCAGGTGGAGGCGCGGATATTAAGTGTAGAGGGAGTGATTGATGCAACTGAAACAAAGCTGAATGATAAAGAAGAGAATGTGACACTCATTTATACACAAATCCCGACGTTTGGAGGTGTTACGATTGTTTAACGCACCACAGATATTCATGCAGATTCCAGATATAAAGCAGCTTTACGAGATCAATGACTGGCAGGAAAGGGATCTTGATGCAGCAGTGGAAGAATTGGAAAACAACCTTTTTTTTGAAACAATGGGTGAAGAAAATGTGAAAAAGTGGGAAGCATTGCTGCAGATCACAATACCGGACAGTGATACACTGGATGATCGGCGATTAAGGGTTAAAGCAAAAACACTGGAAAAAATGCCGTATACATACAGAACGCTGACAAGGAGAATGGAAACACTGTGTCCGAATGGATATAAAATTGAAACATTTGACGAAGAAAACGGACCGTATATGAATATAAAGGTTGCGATTAAGTCGAAAAGGATGATCGATGCAGTACAGGAGCTGTTAGAGGAATGTTTGCCACTCAACGTGTCAATAAATGTAATGATCATGTATAACACTTATGAAGTACTTGAAGAATTTACATATGAAGAATTAGAAAAGTTCACTTATGAACAGCTGAGAGAGGAGGTACTTGTATGAAGCAGACAGAAAATTACAGATTTGAAAAGCCTGACATAAAGGAATTTTTTAAACTTGAGACTTGGAAAAACAACATGGATAAGATCGATGAGGCAATAAAAGAAAGAGAGACGGCGCAGAAAGTAACGGATGAGGAGATAAAGAAAATAAAAAATGTGCAGTTTACACAGGCGGACGAGAGGAAGAATATTGAAAGTAAAGAGACATTACCGGTGCTGTTCGGGAAAATTGCAAAGTGGCTTGCTGATTTGAAAAAAGTGGCTTTTACTGGAAGTTATAATGATCTTGAAAATAAACCGAATATTCCGGCAGCAGTGGCCGTAAAAGGAAATGCAGAGAAAAATTACAGGACGGGAAATGTGAACCTCACACCTAATGATATCGGTGCGTTTCCTATCGGTGGAGGAACGTTAACAGGTCAATTACAGGTGGGTGAGAAAGTTAAACTTTATACCAGCAGCGAGGGTGGAAACATTCAGATTATATCCCCAGATGATATCGGTTTAAGATGGGAACTGGATGCATTTAAAGGCGATTTGAGGTTTATTTGTTTTAATAATGATGATACCGTCAAAAAAATCTGCCAGTTAACAAAAGATGGAACGCTTATTGCAAATAATGCAACGCAATCAGCAGCAGGCTTAATGAGTCCGAAAGATAAGGAAAAATTGGACAATCTTTCTGTCGTAAATAACAACACTACAACGGAAGCAGGGTGCGCACTTGATGCAAGACAGGCAAATCCGAATGTGGATGGCAGTTTGGCGAAGCAGATAAGTACGTTAAACAGCGGTTTAGCAAATAAGTCGTATATAAAAATTATAAAAGGTGACTGGTCTGGACTTATGGGGACTCTTACACCATTATTCGATACTAGCGACAAAGTAATTAATCTGATCGCACATAATGAACTTAACGACACCTATCCTGCTGTACGTGTTGGTCGGGCTGATGCAGATCACGATGGTAATGATATTCCGACCACATATTTAAAGAAATCCGACGCCAAAACCATGTTCAATACCGGATACCGTCAGGTAAGCAGTAACGAATTTGATAAATACTTCTCCGATACATGGAGTTATGCAGGCGCGGACGGATTATCTATTGATTCCGGAACGTGGCTTGTAAATTATTACTGTTGGGTTTCTGAAAGTTCTGCCGTGGATGTTATATCATTAAAAAGTACCGTCGATCAGGCGATTGGAATCACCGCCCCAAACAACGGAAACGGTGGCACGTGGCTGACCATGCATGAAATAATATCTGGTAAGGCAATTACCAATTTAAAATTTTTAATAAAAGTACCAAAAGCTGTGACATTTGGACAGATCGGTACAAAGATAACTGCTATAAAACTGTGTTAAATATTAAATATATAAAACGCAGACCTTAATCCTTATTGTCTGATAAGCTTGTGAAAAAACGTAAAATGAATACGGGACGTTATAATAAGTTGCTGAACCGACTATAACACCTATGTTATCTGAACCATTGCCAGCCATGGAGGCATCGTTATGTGGACCGCCGCAGATAAAACCGCCAAGAATTGTGTGTCCCTGTGCTATTAAATTATCAATTTCAGTGGTTTTTCCGCCGACATATCCCCAATGGGTATATTTAGGGAAAAATGCTTTACCTTCATTGGTAGTAACGCCTCCGAACTCTATAACAATGGATTTCACCTTGCTTTTTTCAATAATATTATCAACCTCTGTCTGCGTATAATATTCCTTTAAACCGCTGTTTTACGAAAAATAATAAGAAAGAAGGAAATTTTATGAAATTAAAAACCGCAAAAACCACATTAACCATTGAAACCATCAATCATGCTGATGGAAAATTAAACATTGATTTCGCAGACGAAAGAACCTGTGAGGAGCTGCAGGAGATTTTCTCTGACAAAGAAAGTATTGCTGTATTGAATGTTTACACAGACAATGATGAATTAACATCTGTTATCCCGGGATATGTTGTTTTAGAGCAGATTATTTTACAGGATGGCAGGAAAACAGTCGTATTGGGAAAGGAAAAGGACGATGCAGAGAAAAGAATCACAGCAGTATCAGAAAACCTGGCTGAGAATGTAACAAAGACAGCCGAAAACACAGACAGCATTGAAAAACAGAGAGCAGATATTGACTATATGGCTATGCAGATGGAGGTAAGCTTAGATGAGTAAGAATTATGAAAAAGTAAAAAATTACTATGACGAAGGACTGTGGAATGAGAACCGTGTGCATAATGCGGTAGGTAAGTGGATCACGCCGGAGGAATATGAACAGATCACAGGAAAAGTATACGCAGAAGAGGAGAGCGCTTGATGTAGCAGACAGAAAATCATGGATTTAATATCCCGGAAGAAAATGAGTTCTATGATGAAGAACTGAAAAATGAAAATTGGAAAAAGTTAGATGTTGTATTAAAAGAAATCAGTGATAAGTTGAACTCAGTAAAGATAACTGAATAAAACCAAGAGCCTAAGAGCCGAATGTGTAAGAAAAACTTACATGTCCGGCTCTTTTGCATAAAGCCTACGGGCAGAAAGAGAGGAAAAAAAGAAAATGGAATCAATCATAACAGCATTAATCACAGGAGGACTTGCACTGATTGGCACAGCACTGACAGTCAGTAGCAGTCAAAAAAAGACCGAACACAAGCTGGAAACAGCACAGGCGGTCACAGATTGCAAGATTGAAGAACTGACACGCGAAGTAAGATTACATAACAACTTCGCACAGCGTGTTCCGGTAATGGAAGAACAGATCAGGGTAATTAACCACAGAATAGCAGATTTAGAGGAGGAGTGATATTATGGCAGATTTAGGATTTTTAACAGAATTTATGGTGCCGGTAATAGTAGGGATTTGCCTTTGCGTCGGCTATGTAATTAAGAAATGGATTAAGGACGTTGATAACAAGTGGATTCCTACTGTATGCGCCGTTTTGGGCGTTATATTAGCAATTTGGATGAATGGATGGAGCGTTTCTCCATCAATCATTTTAAGCGGCTTATTCAGTGGATTAGCAAGCACCGGTTTACATCAGTTATTCAAACAGTATTTAGAGAAAGGCGGTAAAACAGAATGAGAGATATGAAAGCATTACACCCAGATTTACAGGAGAAAATCACACTTTTACAGAAGAAATGCGCGGCTGCCGGAATTACGATCGGCATTGGAGAATGTTTAAGGACGAAAGCAGAACAGGATGCTTTATATACAAAGGGCAGGACAAAGCCGGGAAAGATCGTCACAAATGCAAAAGGATCCAGTTACAGTTCCATGCACCAGTGGGGCGTAGCATTTGACTTCTACTTGAAAATGGATGTGGACGGGGACGGTAAAACTTCGGATGATGCATTTAATAATTCTACCGGATTATATGATAAGGTAGGAAAAATCGGGCAGAGCATCGGCTTAGAATGGGGCGGCAGCTGGAAATCCATTAAGGACAGACCGCATTTCCAGTTACCAAACTGGGGCAGTACTCCGACAAAACTCAAAAAGCTGTACGGCACACCGGAAAAATTCATGTCAATCTGGAAGAAAACCGGACAGGCTGTCACAGCCACTAAGACTGAATATAAAGTCGGGAAATGGTATCGCGTCAAAGAATCTGTTCCAGTCTGCAATGGATATTACGGCGAGCAGGGCAAGTATATTTACTTATCAAACCAGATTAAGACGTCCTGTGACAACAAAAATGGTATCGGATACCTGAGAAAAGGTGCCGATATTAAGCCGGTAGAGGTTAGAAAGTTCGATGATGGATCCGTGTGGTTCAAGCTGGATGCCACGATGGCATGCTTGGTCGCTGGAATTAATGGAAAAGTTTATATTGGATAAAGGAAAAGCCCGCATGGAGAAATCTGTGCGGGTTTTTTAAATATTTACATAAAATCCTTACAATAACTATTGACATAGGGTACACCCTATGATATTATAATTACAGGAGGTGAGATACAGATGAGCAACAAAAAGAAAAAGCACAAACTCGAAAAAGTTGCAATCATAGTAAGCATATTCAACGGTGTGGTAACTGCGGTATGCATGATCTATGAAACATTCTTCGAGTAAGTGCTTGGCGGTGGGTGAATCCCACCACTCACCGCTATTTTAAAACATCTGTATAAAAATGTCTATGAAAAAAATAATAATAATCAGTACATGGATTACATTTTTTTGTCTATGCTACATCGCTGTGAAAAAAGGAGTCGATCTCTTGGTTGGAGTGGCGATTTTAACAAGCGCGATCAGTAATGCATTAAATGTAGCCTGTATTATGAAAGAGGAGAAAAATGCCAAAAGGGAGTCCTAAGCAGCAAACGATCGCATCAAAAAAGTACCAGGAGAAAGCAGGATATATTTCGAAGTCCTATAAATTAAAAAAAGATTTAGTAGAAGAATTTCGAAAAGCCTGCGAGAAAGAGGGAGTGAGCCAGGCGGGAAAAATCACAGAACTCATGCAGGAATATATAAATAACGCAGAGTAAGAAAGAGTCCGTTTCGTGTTGCATTTCGTGTTGCATAGTGCTGTAAAATCTATGCGGATAATGCAAAAATGTGCGAAATGCGCAGTAATCAAAACCAGTAAAAACCGCATTTTGTCGGCACTCCACAAGATAAGCGGAATTTGATAAAATGCGGTTCACGAGTTCGATTCTCTCATCCCCTGCTTGGAAGAAGCCTTGAACGAAAGTTCAAGGCTTTTTTTGATATATTTACAGTTTTGCATTTTTACTTATTTTGCCTGAAATTATAAAATCTTTCTTTTCTGGATAATATCTGATTGAAATTCTCTTAAACTAAGAATATAATGTCATTATATATTCTTAAATTCTAAGAAAAATACCTATATAAATTCTACTTATAAAGAAAGATACATGATAACATATATTTGCCACAATAGAAATGAAAAAACAACAGAAAAACAGCCATGTTTTGGAACCGTATGCGAGACAAGTACATGTCAGTGCTGTGGAGGCAGGGCGGACGTGCAGTCTACGATATACTGGTGCAGACAATGTAATGTTCCACTGTATGGTAACAGATGCAGCAGATGCGGGATGGAGGCAAAAAAGCTGACAACGGACGTCCGGCCTGTATTTCCAGAGGAAAGACTTTTAATCGAAATTATCTTGCAAAAGCCATTTGAATTTCTGAAAAAATCAGTCTGGAATGGAACGGGAAACCATTATTTTGTGGACGGAAAAAAGATTGCTTTTTCTGTAAAAGAACTGAAAAAGATCAATGCAGATGAAGTCCGCAGACAATATGAAAAATATAGTACACAGAATACCTATTGTTATTTTGATGAGATGACGGGACGCTTTATTGAGGCAAATAAAGAACGGTATGAGTATATCACGCAGGAAGCAGGAAATTATATACGAAAAGCAGTGGGTGAGTTTGGTGCAATGGATATGTTTGTTTCATTCAGTGGAGGCAAAGATTCTACAGTGACTTCGAATCTGGTATTACGTGCATTGAGCACACCTCAGATCATGCATATTTTCGGGGATACAACGTTGGAGTTTCCATTTACCTATACCTATGTGGAAAGATTTAAGAAAAATCATCCTAAAACACCTGTGATCTCTGCACGCAATAAGGAAAAAGATTTTGAGGAACTGTGCAAACTGATCGGTCCGCCGAGTCGTGTGATGCGTTGGTGCTGTACTGTTTTTAAAACGGGAACCATACAGAAAAAAATTCGTTCGTTATACAGGGACAAAAAGCAGATATTGACTTTTTATGGGATCCGGCGCAGTGAGTCAGTAAGCAGGAGCAAGTATGAGCGTGAGTCTGACAGTCCGAAGATCACAAAACAGAGGATCATATCACCCATTATCGACTGGATGGATTTTGACATCTGGTTATATATTCTTACAACAGGAATTGATTTTAACGATGCATACCGTCTTGGCTATGCGAGGGTTGGATGTTGGTGCTGTCCGAACAACAGTGGCTGGTCTGAATTTTTATCTAAGGTACATATGCATGAGCAGTCAAAGCATTTTAGAGAGATGCTGATTGATTTTGCAACAAGCATTGGAAAAGAAGATGCTGAGGTTTATGTGGATGATGGGTATTGGAAGGCAAGACAGGGGGGAAATGGTGTTGCATATGCACAGAAATCCGTTGTGTCATTCACACCATGTGCCACGGAGGAAAATTCGTTCAATTATGAATTACAGCGTCCAATTTCAGAACAGTTGTATGAACTATTCCGTCCATTCGGGTATCTGAATTTTGATATGGGAAATACAAGGCTGGGAGAGGTTTTTGTACTTGATAAAAGAGAGCAGATCGTTTTGAAACTGCAGGGGCGGATTGGAACAACCAATTTGAGAGTTACCATTTTAAAAACAGAAATAGCCGGTGCGAAAGATTTGAAAACGGCGGAAGAAAGAATAAAATGTCAGCTCACAAAATATCAGATGTGTATGGGATGTCTGGCCTGTGAGAGTGTGTGCAGATTTAATGCGCTTTCTATCAGGGAAAATAAAGATGGGGAGATTGAGTACCATATTTCAGACGAACAATGTAAACGCTGTGGCGAATGTGTGAACCATTTTACGGCTGGATGCTATATGAGAAAGGTTCTGGCAATCAAAAGACAGCGGACGGAGGATAAAGAATAATGGGAAAAAATAAATACCGTTTTAAAGGGCATGAAAGTTTTATCCTTCGTGAAGGATGGCTGAATAAGGGTTTATATGAAGTAGACCGTAATCCGAAAGTTTTTTCAGAAAATTATGGAGCAGATGCACTTGGAGTGGGACCGAATATGGCAAAGGCAATCCGGTACTGGCTCAGGGCAGCAGAGCTGGTTACAGATTCTCCGAAAACGGGTGTTATGCTCACTGCGATTGGTCAGTTGATTCTTGCACATGATCCATGCGTGGAAGATTATTTTACATTATGGCTGATACATTGCAAAATTGCAAAAAACCGGGAACTGGCAACGGCATGGAATTTATTTTTTAATGAAGTTTCTTATGAGGAATTTAAAAAACAGCAGCTATATGATGAGATGGAGACATTACTCAGTGATTTAGACGATGAAGTGCAGGTTGCGCAGAGTTCTGTCTATGCAGATTGTGATGCAATTTTACGGATGTATATGCCGGCAAAGGAGACAAATCCCGAAGAAAAAAACGCCAGTCCATTTGGAAAGTTAGGATTATTGAAAAATACAGAGGGGATTTACTACAGAAAACAGCCAGATCTGAACAAATTACCGGAGGATATTGTCTGGTTTTTATTGGTAGATAAGGAAAAAAAACGTACGTCTGTTTATCTGGATGATCTGTGGAAAGAAATGGACAGTCCAGGAAAGATACTGCAGTTGAAACGTACAGCATTGATAGAGATGTTAGAGCGTCTGGAGGAAAAAGATAAGATCGTAATGAACCGCACTGCAGGTCTTAATATGATTTATTGGGAAAAAGGATTGACCGGAGAAATGATCGTAAAAAATTATTACGAAAGATAAAGACATATAGGAGTTGCCGGAATGGAACAATGGAGAAACTTAATACATATCAACCGTAATTTCCAAAAAGCAGTCAATTTGCAGCTTGATATAGGAGATCATGGAAGAATTGAACATTATATACCGACACGGTCATCCATGTTGATATTGCGCAGATATTTAAAAGCTGTGACGGGAGAGGCAAAAGAACATGCAACTGTTTTAATCGGTCCGTATGGAAAGGGAAAATCCCATTTATTACTGGTATTGCTTTCAATTCTTTCCTGTGACCTGCCACAGAGTGTTTTTGAAAAAATAAAGATCACAGATCCGGAGACAGCGGATTTAGTCACGCAGATCCGGAAGGAGAATAAAAAATATTTACCGGTATTGGTTTCTTCTGTACCGGGGTTTTCCATGAATCAGATTTTATTATTCGCACTGCGCGAGGCATTAGAGAAAAATGGTTTGTCGGATATTGCACCGGAGACTGCATTCACAGAAGCACTTAGAATCCTTGAAAAGTGGGAAAAGGAATATTCGGATGTGTATGCCAGATTTTGTGAGTATCTGACGGAACATCAGACAGATGTGCAGGATTTGAAAAAGAATCTGAAAAGAAAACATAAACAGTCATTGGAATTATTTAAAGAATTATATCCGATGCTGACGGCAGGAAGCACTTTTATGCCATTGATGCAGTCTGAGACCATACGGTCATATCAGCAGATTATAAGAAGTCTGACAGAAGAATGTGGTTATGAGGGCATCTTTATTATTTTTGATGAATTCAGTAAATATATAGAAGGACATGAGAAATCCGGTTTTGCAGAGGATATGAAAACGCTGCAGGATATGTGCGAATTGGCGGAAAGTTCCGATCAGAAATTATTTTTTACAATGGTGGCACATAAAAGTATTCATGAGTATACCAGGAGTATAGACACTTCCATGAAAAATGCGTTTCGCGGAGTAGAAGGAAGAATTTCAGAGATATCTTTCGTCGTATCCGCACAAAATAATTATGAATTGATCGCCAATTCAATCCGGAAGGAAGAACCTGCGTTTTCGAAACAATATGAAAAAGAGATTGTGAAAAATGAGCAGGGGAAGCTCCAGAAGTTATCCTATCAGCTTCCATGTTTTCAGAAATTATTTTCAGAGCAGGACTTTGAACGGATCGTTGCCAAAGGATGTTTCCCGCTGACACCGCTTGCTGCGTATGCATTACTTCATATCAGTGAACGTGTTGCACAGAATGAGAGAACAATATTTACATTTTTAGCAGATGATGGACAGGGAAGTTTATCATGGCTGTTAGAGCGGAATGAAGAAAACTGGGTAGGCGTTGATAAAATTTATGATTATTTTAAATCAATGTTCCGTGAAACCGAAGATGTACCGATGATCCATTCAGAGTGGCTGAAGGCAGAGTATGCGCTGGGAAAAGCGGAAACGGAAGATGAGAAAGCTGTCATAAAAGCAATCGCAGTAATCCGTATGTTACATAGAGAGGATGAACTTCCTGCACAGGATCAGGCAATCTGTCTTGCATTAGGGATGGATCCGGAAAAGAAGTATCGTCCTGCAATGGAAAAATTAAAAAAAGATGGGATTTTAATGTTCCGCAGCAGTGTCGGAGTATATGCATTCCGCAGCAATGCAGGCGTTGATGTGGAAAAAGAAATCACGAAGAAGATGGATGAGCAAAAAGGGCACTGTAATTTTTGCCAGATTCTGTCAGAGGCTGCAGACACAGAGTATGAACTGCCAAAGCAGTATAATCAGGAATATGCGATGACACGCTATTTTCAGTATGAGTATATGTTTTCAGAAGAGTTTTTTGCCCTGGAAAATACAAGATATCTGTTTGATGAAAAGTTTTCAGACGGAAAAATTATAGTGATGCCGGAAAAAGAAAAACCCCAAACAGATGAGATACAAAAGCAGTTAGATAAACTGGCGGATAAAAGAATTCTTGTGTTAGTGTCCGACCAACGTTTTGACAAAGAGGAATTATTACTTCGCTATCAGGCGGTTATGACGTTAAAAGGGGACAAACGCTTTATTGAAGAAAATGAAGTGCTGCTGCAGGAACTGGAATTATGTGTTGAGGATATCCGGTTTGAAATTAATATCTATCTGGAAGAGCATTATCTGCCGGAGAGCGGAAAGGTAATAGTTCTCCAGACGCAAAAGAAAAAAGAAAAGTGTACAACGGCCGCAGAATTTAATCAGATATTAAGTGATGTCTGCAGAGAATATTATGGCTACGCGCCGCGTGTAAACCATGAACTGTTAAATATTGAACACATCGGCAAGCAGTATTTAAGAGCGCGCAATCAGGTGATCGATAAAATGTTAGGGCATGAGGATCTGTCTGTGTACCAAAAAGGAACCATGCCGGAGGCTATGGTATATCGTGCTGCATTTGTGCATACCAGAGGGGATAAGGGCTGTCAGAAAGTTAGTTTAGAGATAGATCGTTTTTTTGCGGAATGTGCAGGTGAAAAAAAGTCTTTTCAGATATTATACCAGCGATTGCAGGGAAAATGTTTTGGCGCAAGGCGAGGAGTGATTCCATTGTTTCTGGCAAAAAAATTATCTGAAATTGAAGGAACAGCGGTCATTTATATTGGGGAGAAAGAGCTGGAAATTACTTCGGATAACCTGAATCATGTGAATGATTTTCCAGAAAACTATGCATTGTATCTGGAGCTGGAAACCGTTGAAAAAGAAAAATATTTAAAAAAATTGGAAAAGATTTTTGAATGTGATACGGAGAAGTTTTCCGGACAGAGCAGATTCGCACAGATTGCTGCCTGCATGCAGAAATGGTATCGGTCACTTCCCCAGTACACGATGATAACACTAAATCTTCCGGAAAATCAAAGTGGATCGATAAAGAAACTTAGGAATCTGTTGAGAAGAGCAGAAATCAATCCAAGAGAATTGTTATTTGAAAAAATTCCGGCATGCTATGGAGAACCTGGTTTTGAGCAAACGGCACAGGATTTAAAAGAAAGTAAAAAAATATTAGATGATGTATTTATTACATTAAAAAAACAGGTCGCAGGAAACATAAAGCGCGAATTTGGAAAAACGCAGAATGTGAGTCTGAAAGCATGTTTACACGAATGGTATCTGGCACAGAATTATTCATCAAGAAATCATGTACTGGCAACGGCAGAGAGTGAATTTTTGAATTATTTAGAGAAACTTTCTACCAATGATGAGGGAGAAATTGTATCAGCGTTGTCTTATATTTTATCAGGGGTATATTTAGAGGACTGGAATGATACAAACTTTGTAGAATTTCAGGAGAAATTGCACGCGGTAAAAGCTGAAGTTGAAAAACTTGAGGAACATGGTAAAGATGCAGGTGGCAGCAGTCGTATCCTGTTGACAGACCAGAATGGAAATGCCATAGAAAAGTATTATAATGCGGATATTTCGGATACAACGAGCCTTTACTTAAAGAATATGTTAGAAGAGGCATTGGAGGACTTTGGGAATACGCTCGAAACAAATCAGAAGGTTGCAGTGCTGGTGCAGACTTTAGAGGGATTATTACAGTAA